ATATTGACATTAGAGGAATTCAAGAATTAAAAAATATGACAATAGAGTACCTGCAAACAGAATCTCAGCAAAGCAGAGTTTCTTCCAAAATGCCAACGCCGGAACAGCAGGCGATTATGCTAGAAAACAAAAAAATAGAGCTTTCTCATCAGCAGGATATGGCTAAACTAGCTCTAGAGGAACAAAAATTTCTCCATCAGAAGAAAATTGATGAGCTAGAAGCTCATGCTAATGTGTCTAAAATGGTTGACTCAAGACTGGAGTCAATAGAGAAAAGTATGATAGAGCAGCAAAAAATAGCGACTCAAGAAGCAAAAATTCAGGCTGAAAGGATGGGTCAAATTGTTGATATTTTAACAAAATCTAATGTGGAGATTTAAATGAAAAAAACTACATCTAAAGCAAAAAAAGCAAGAGATAATTATAAAAAAGTAGCAAAGAAAAGCAAGCTTGGCTCTGGTAAAAGATTTGCAGCACTAGAGAAAGCAGTTGCAGCTGGTGGCGCAAAAGACCCAGCAGCGGTAGCGGCATCCATCGGAAGGAAAAAGTATGGTGCTAAAAAAATGGCTAAGATGAGTGCTGCTGGGAGAAAAAGAAAGAAATAAACTGTTGACTTTTTTAAATAAATGGTTTAAGTTTTAAATATGTGGTCTGCGTTCGTGCTCGCTGAAAAGCGAGCGAACGTTGGACCGCTAAAATTTCCCATCAATTGGGAGATTACAGACCCTCCCTTTGTCGTTCTCGCCGAAAGGCGAGAGACATTGGTAAGGATAAATTCCCATCGCTTGGGTATCGGCGTGACTCAACAATATGTTGTTTTCCTTTAAATCGAGGTAAAGATAACGGTATATTTATGAATGGTGAATCTGATAATAAATTTGATGGTTCTACGGAAACTCATCAAGATGATTTACAAGCTACTGAGAATGAAGGAAACGACTTACGGAGTAACGAAAAATCTGATAATGATTCAAGTATCAATGAAAAGATACAAAAATCTATTCAGCTAGGGTATAGCAAGGGATATAAAGCGGCACTAAAAAAGCTGTCTTCTGAGCGTGAAGATAATGAGAATTATTCTTTTGATTCAAAAAATAATCAAAAATCTCATCCAAATTATAGCCAAGAAGATATTAAAAAAATGGTTGCCGAGGAAGCAAGAGCGCTATACGAATATCAGACAAAAGAAAAAGAAGTTGTTGGCAAAATAGAGTCGCTAGCAAAGAAAATAGAAAAATCAAAAGAAGGTAAATCTGATTTTGATTCGGTTGTTGGGAAGGCTGATTTTGTAAATAATTATCCTGATATTTTGTTGGCCTCTGATTATGTTGATAATGCTGGGGATGTATTATATCATTTGGCAAAAAACCCATTATTATTGCCTCAAATACGAGGATTAGATGGGGTTATGCAACAAGAGGCGCTGAAACATATTTCAGAATCTCTAAAGAAAAATAATATTACAGCTCCTGAAAGTCCATTATCATCAATTCCAGATAGCGTTAGTCATCCTGAAGATAAAAAATCTGATGATTTTAGTAGTTACCTAGAAAAATATAGAGTTTAGTCCATCATCTCATAAATATTTGTATAAATTATATTTATGAGATTTAAAAAATGGCTAATATTTTACAAAAGGTAACAACGTTTCAAAAAAGTAATTTAGCATACCTGTTAAATTATAATGCATTTATTAGAACAGCAAATACAAGATTTGAGAATTTCCAGAACTTTACTGGAAACCTAGGAGATTCTGTATCGTTTGATCTTCCTTACTTATTTAATGCGCAAAATTCATTGGTGATTGGCAACTTTGAGGCAATTGAGCAAAGAAAGCATACGATCCCCGTAGATCAATCTGTGAGCGTTCCTTATGCAGTTACAAACCAAGAGCGAGTGTTTAATCTTTCTCCTGATGAATATCTTAATACCGTTGGTAAGGGCGCTATGGCTGAGCTGTCAGTTCAAATTGAATCTGATGTTGCCTCATTGGCAGTTACAAATACTTATCGGCACTATGGCGATGGAATTAATTCGCCAAATACCTATGGAGAGCTTGCAAAAGCATTAACACAGCTTAGAAATTATGGTATGACTGCGGGTCAAACTGATTTTTATATAGCAGATACAGTCGTTAACGAAATCATTAATACTGGATTAAATCAATTTACTATTGATAAAAATAGAAAAGATTTTAATTCTTGGATGATCGGATCTTTTGATAAATGTGATTTTTATCGATCAAATCTACTGCCATTACATACTGCTGGAACTGTTGGTAACGCTGGTCATGATATCGTCGTTGATTCTATATCATCCGATGGAACTCAATTAAATGTTACTGTAGCAGCGGCTGTATCAGATGCAAACGCATTTAAAGAAAATGATAAATTGACATTCCAGGACGGCGTTTCAGGCGTATCGAACATTAGATTTTTAACTAGAGTTGGCCATAAAGTTTCTGCTAGCAAAGTTCAGGTTCGCGTAACAGCAGATGCCGGTACAGATGGAACAGGTAAAGCAACTTTAAATATTTACCCTGCTTTGATTTCTACATCAACAGACGCTAATAGAAATATCAGCACCCCTGTAGTAGCGAACATGAAATTAAAAGCTTTGCCAAATCATAAAGCATGTTTAATGGTTCAGGGAAAAGCTCTATATTTAGCAATGCCTAGACTGCAAGATGAAGATCCATTTAAAACTTCAAATTTTGTTGATCCTGATACTGGAGTAAGCATGAGAATGTATTATGGTTCAAAATTTGGTGAAAACCAAAAAGGTATTGTACATGATGCTATTTGGGGTAAAACGCTGGTCGATGAATATGCTATGTCATTTATTTTGCCAGAGTCATATTAATGACAACTGCTCAGCAAGTAGTAAATGATGCATGGTATTTATCTGGAATAGTTGGAAGAGGATTTCAGACAGTTGATGGCGAAAAATCTTCAGATGGATTGCGATTCTTAAATGATATTTTATTCGAAATAGAATCCACTGGAAATTTGCAACCATACTATACATTTAAAGAGGTTGATGTCCCTGTTGGGTCATCATCCTTCTTTGTTGATAATTTAATAGAATGCTCTTTAGTTACATTTGCTATTGGCACTGTTATATATACTTTAATTCCAAAAGGAATTAGAGGTTTTTATGATGATAATTATATTCAAGATATACAATCTTTGCCCTATGAATATTATGCTCAAAGACAGCCTAATGGAACATTGATTAATATTTATTTTTCTACGAATCAAGATTACAAGTTCCAAATAGCCGGAAAATTTTCAGTATCTCCATTAAAAAATACTGATGATTTGTATCAGGTTTTTGGTGGACTATATATATCATATTTAAAATATGCGTTAGCTAAAAAAATGTGTGATTTTTATCAGCATGAATTTAGCGATCAAAATATCAGAGAACTAATTAGATTAGGGAAAATGGTTTACTCTATTTCAAGGCCAGGAAATGTCAATAGGTTCCAAAGCATATTAAATCCATCACTTTGTGTTTCTTATGGAATGGCAAACTTGGGTACAGGGTGGTATCCATGAAAAATTTAGTAAATATAGATGTTGTTGGATCTAATACTTTTGGAAGGTATGGAAAGCAATCTTTTGCAGAGACAACAAATTTATTTATTTCTGATGGAGCATTAGTTTGCTATCCTGGATATAAAAAAGAAATAGAATTTTTAACTAATGGGAAATCGCGTGGAATTTTTAGATCGACTCGATATGATCATCTTATTGTGGTTGTTAATAATATTGTATTCTCTGTTACAGGATCACTAGGGATCGCAACCATAGGATTTTTAGAAACTTCATTCGGTGAAGTATATATAGCAGAAAATAATAATTATGAAATAGCAATAACAGATGGCAACTATATATATTCATATAATTATAAATCTAAAAGTTTTTTAAGAAAAGAATTAGACTTTAGCCCATCATACATAACATTCCAAGATGGATATTTAATAGCTCCAGAATCAGATTCTCAAAGATGGAGACTGTCTGACTTAAATAATTCGCTAATCTGGCCTGATGATGCGCAGCACGTTGGAGAAATATCCACAAAAGCAGATATAGCAGTTGCGGCAATACAATTTAATAGACAATTATTTGTATTTGGTGAAAAAGTAACTGAAATATGGCATAACGTTGGTTCACCACTATTTCCATATCAAAGAAACAATGCAATATCAATTGATTATGGATGTTTAAGTAAAAATACAATATCACAGGGATTTGGTTATCTCGTTTGGCTTGCATCTAATGAGAAGTCAAATGCATCTATTGTAGTTTCTACAGGTGGACAACCAGAATTCATATCTTCAGATGGTCTTGACTTTAAAATAAGTTCTATGAATAATCCGTCTAATTCTATTGGTTTTATTTTTCAAGAATCTGGACATATATTCTACCATATAACATTTTTAGACGACAATTATTCTTTTGTTTATGATTTAACAACAAAAAAATTATATACTACAACAAATGAAGATTTTAATTTCCATATAGCGAAAGAAGTAGTATTTTTTAATGGCTATAATTATTTTATTTCTTTAATAGACGCATGTTTGTATAAAATGAGCGATTCATT